AATGCAGTCAACCCGGTAATTGTCGGCTTAATGTACGCGATCTGCCAAACTGCATAAAGAGTCACATCTGCATCGGCACCGTATGTTGATCCCGGCATGTATGCTACGTCTCCAGCGGACGATGTTGCCCAGCCCATAAATACATAGCCATCTCTTGTGGGACGCACAGAAGATAGTGTTAATACGGATCCGTATATCTTTTTCTGGTTGTCTGGAGCACCGGTCCCACCATTTGCATTATAAGATACCGTATGCTCCCACGTAATAGCCGGCAGCGCGTAACTTCCATTTGCCGAGATTGTCGCTGGATTTATTCCCGTGTTGATCGTTGCGGAAAAACCGATGTTCTTTGATTGTCCGCTCGTTGGCATTGTGATCCGGAACGTCTTCGTTCCGCCGATATTCGTCCAGATCCATTGTCCGCCGCCACTGCCGACCGCGAATGTCGCACTGCCAGAGGTGTTCTGTCCATCACAGCTCATGCTGTACGGTGCACCGCCGTAATTGTATCCGCCCCAGTCAAATGCGATATCAAATCTGATATCTACATCATACTTATGCGTGAGATTAACATCTCCTACACCACGTACTGCCGTGACGTATATTCTTCCTGTTCCTGCCATCTTCCTCTCCTTACTCGATATAGATTATAGATAGGTGTCCATCCCCATTGTCCAGCATAGCATAGTTGCCTACACCAACTCTCTTTGCACTTAGATTGTCAATTTCTGCCACCGGCATATACGCTTTCTCGTTCCCAAAATATGCCAATCCCTTATCGCCCTGGTAAAATCCCAATCTGGAATTTGTTAATCTGGCTTTTAGGTCGTTTCCTGTTCCGCCAAGCTCCAGAAACGGTGTTACGCCATCCGACCCCTGCCGTACCCATGTATCAACCACCTCGGTCTTACCATTCACATACTCTACTGTATTTTTAAATTCTGCACGAACTTCATTTTTGTATTTTTCGAAGCTAGTGTTGATATTCGTTACGCTAGAGATTGCTGTATTTGCGGATTCCTGAGCATTTCCCGCAGCATCTTTCGCATCCTCGATGTCTTCTGCGTATGCTTCCACCCATTTTTCGCCATCCCAGTACTTAAACACGTTATTGACTGTATCGTACCAGAGCTTGGTCTTATCGTCCGGCGGGGTATCCGACTTGATTGCTGCATCCTCTCCGTCTGTTCCATCGGATACATCCATAACCGTAACCTCTTCGAATCCTCGAAGGATTCCCTCCGTATCCCTTGCTTCAAATTTGTAGACCGCCTTGCTCTCCACATCCAAAGCTCGAACTTTTATGGTCCGACCGGCATAAATATGATTTCCATCCTTAAACCATCGAATTGTGAAATTGTCTGTCCGATCTACCCCATTATCTATTACATTGGCAGTCAAGTTGGTAAAGCCTTCATTATTTTTAAATACAATTCCGTTATCCGTAGAGATACTGCTGGTGTAAATCTTTGTTTTGTTAATCAGATCCTCTACTTTCTGAAGCAAATCTTCAGAGATTTCCGACTGCAGCTCTTTAAAATTGGTAAAGACTGTCTTGTTTGCTTGCGGATTCGTGAAACTGCGAACCTGCTCCGATACTCTTGCACTCAAGTATAAGGTAGGAACGTACTCCTCATCCTCAATCTCCACGGTATCTCCGATAGCAGTATCAAAGTATCCCGTTACATCATAAGTCACGACCGGTTCAGATGCTGTTCTCAAGTCCGACAGCGCCATACTGTACAGTTTGTCTTTGTTATCCGTATCGTAGGATTTTGGCATAAAGATGTATCCATCTTCCTTGTTTATCAGGTTTGATGGAAATCTGTCCCTTGCCTGCGGCGCCCGGATATCTGGACCTTGTGTATAAAACTCTACTACGCCATTCTCATCCAGCTCCTCTTTCTCAATTCCCTGTATAGTCAGTCCATCCTTTCCTGTTGGACGGATACCGGTGTACAGATTTTCGATACTGGATTCCTTGCGGATACCGGTAACATTTTTTCCATACCGCAGCTTGATATCTCCCCGGAACTCCCCGACTCCCGCGTTATCGTCTGAGTGTTCCCGATACACGTTCATTACAATTTCTTTCAGCGAATAATCATCATTTAACACAGTCTGGAACTCAATCTCCGCATCGAATACATTCGCCACGGAAAATAAACGGGACAGTACCGTTGCCTCACCTGTCCATTCGTTTGAAATCCGCTTATCTGACACTTCATTGATCCCGATCCGCACGGTACGTTCCGGATCAAAGGCAGTTACATATTCCTCAAAGCTCATTGCGCTTTCAGATTTGTATGCCCCAACATTCTCGTTGATCAATTCGAAGCTTAAAGACCATGCTGTCGCAGTAACTGTAAATTCATCCTTTTCCACATGTACGATATTCAGATAGTAGTCTTTTCCGTTATATACAAAGGCTACTTTATTCCCTTCTACGATATACGCCGCATCCTCGTGTTTGGAACTTACCGTAAATGCGTATGTATTCGCTGTCCCCTGCAGATATTCATGGAGCTCATCGTTCCAATAATGCATAGAGTTTCGATGGGTGTTATCCAAAAATGCAAGCACCCTGTCATGTGGATTCAGTACGGCAATTCTGATTTCATTCATTATGAATACGCCTCCCTTATTTTGGCTTTAATCGTTGGTGGAGGACTGCTAAATGCCGAGTAGGAGAACTGGATCTCCGTCTCTCCCGGTGGTACCAGAAAATGCTTACTTCCTCGGATTTCATCTTCCATCCGCTTCATCCCGTTTACATAAACCGCTGTATCGTTTCCATCAATATAGACCATGTCTCCAGACTTATACCGGTTCGGCACATCTCGGTATTTTTCCACGTTATCCTTACGGAACCAGATACTTTTTAAATAATTGTGCGTAACCAGCTGATTTCCAAGATCTCTACTTCCCCACTGCCCGATCCAGACCTGTATCTTCTCACACGCCATGTCTTTAATCTCCGGGATAGTAAAGTAATAATACTGACCGTACCAAAAGATCCGTAGCCTGTCACCCTCTTTTAAAAAATCATTATGCCCGCCACCCATCTTTAAATTAAACGGGTTTCCCTCATAAGCTGTCGGCTGGAAATCCAGTGTCTTGATCTTCTTGTTTTGTGGTGCGAACCAGTCCACATGCGCCGTATTACCAACCGTATCACTCTTGTTAATAGACATAGAGCAGATCACTTCATTTTTCCCTGTAAGAAACGCAATAGTCTGTGCTCCCGTCTGTCCCATCAATCCAGTCTCGAACCAGTGCTGCGTGTAACAGTAAAAGTTCTTTGCCCCACGTCTGCCCTCGCTGTCAACCGGGATAGTAAGTGTTCTCATTCCGCCGTTCCAGTGCCCGGATGTTGCCTGTCCACCTTTTAATGCCATGACGTTATATCCGGCAACATTCTTGACTTCGAGTGTTCCCTGTGTGGTATTTTCTGGATTCTGATAAGAGGTGCCGTGATCGTCTTGAAACAGGCTATACCCCTCTGACAGTATCTCTGACGCCTTATAGTCTTCGCCGTCTGCTTCTTCGATCTTGCCGAGTTGTATTGCACCGTATTTACTGGCAATCCCAATAAATCCATTTTCATGGTTGTGAGTGATATCGTAGCTTACCGGAACGGATTCTGTACCACCATTTACAATAGTAAGCGTCTGATATCCGCTTTCCTGATGGGCGGTAAACGATTTTTCCGCTGCAGAATATTTCCGTGGATCACAACAATAAAAAGTAAATTCGCTTTTTACGTTCAATCTGCCTGGCTCCACATCTCCTACACTTGATTTCGTCCCGATAAAATATTTATCCG